TGCCGCATGTAAGAAAGCCGCTGAAGATCAGGGTTTTCACGCATCATAATCGCCTTAGCGCGATCCCGGAAAGTATTTACCGCGTCGCGCACCACTTCAGCTTTCATGCCGTCCGGCCCATCAGAGAGCCGCTTGAAGCCAGAAGAGGCGACCAGCTTGTCCAGATGTTCCTTCAGGGGTTGCCCCGCCAGGCGGCTAAACTCCGAATACTGTTCACCGGAAAGCGCCACGCCCTGGATCGTGCGCGGGACGTTGCTGATCCTGATTTGATTGTCCAGGATCACCTGGGTCACAGGGTCAGGATTGTCAGCACGGGACGCGATAGGGGACAGGAAGTCATAGCCCCAGCCCAGGCCGGAAGCCCGGTCAATCGGTTCCCCGAACAGGTCGCGACGTGGCGGCAGGTCTTCCCCCATGCCTGGGATCGACTTCCGAACCCCGGCGATCAGGTTGTCAAAGTAGGTTCCAACCGGATCGACCTTGCCGTCGTCGCCATATTGCGACCCCCGCGTCTCCCTGATCACCGTATCGGTTGAAGAGGCGACGCCACGAAGGAACGACGAATATGGCGTCATGGACCCGGCAAAGTCAGCGATATATTTGCCCGGCGTGTTGGTCGGGTTTGACGGGTCAATCGCGCCAATGAAGTCATAAATCCCGGTCATGTAGGTCTTGTTCGCCAGGTTGTTCGCCAGGGCCAGGACCGCCGCCGTCGCCATCATTTCACTGTCTTCAGCGTTCGCGTTCGAAGTCAGTTCAGCAATGTCAGCGCCAATGCCCATCATCATCCCAATCGGGTCAGTGCGCGAATACTGATACCAGCGATCCCCGACCTTCACCGAATAGGGCATCCATCCCGTGTTCATCTGCGCAGCACGAAGCCGATTGTCGGACGGCCCGCGCCCGGTGATTGACCCTTCAAGCGCCATGTCAGACACCGAGAGCATCACGATTGAACCCAGGGCAACCCGTGCGTGAGCCTGTGCCGCCCGCGCCCCGCCCGCCGCAATGTCAGCCCGGATCGCGCCGGACATGTAGGCCAGGGGCGTCCGGGCGAAGGTGTACTTCACGATGTTTGTGGGGGTACGGATAAACGGCAAAACCAGCCTTGCGGCTGGTATGGCTTGAACAGTGCTTTGGAACTTCCTTCCGGTCTTCCCTAGTTCGTTCGTGAAAGTCATGTAATGGGCCGCGTCCAGGGCGTCAGCCTGAAGCCGATCAGGCGGGTTTGCCAGGATATCAGCAACCCGCTTCGCCGCGCCCTCACCTTCCAGACCTTCAGACGCCGCCGTCCGATAGGCCAGAGCGTTCAGTTCCATCCGGTAACCGATGGACTTGAAGAACTTGTCTTCGCCGCCGAGCAGAGAGCCAGGGACGTTCACGATCTTACCAAGCATGTCCAGGCCGCGCCCGAACGCGCCTTCCGACCCCAGGCCGAACGCTTCCGCCGAGATATCGCTTACATGAATTTCACTCTTCCCGAAGGCGTCGAACACGTCGCCAATGCCTTCCATGCCCGCCGCGTTGTTCCCGTGCCAGATCAGGCGCAGCCCGTCGCGCATCCCCTTGACCATGCCGAACACTTGCGCCGAGGCTTCGCCAGGGGCGACTTCCCCATCATAGAACGCCTTAGAAATACCCGAAGCAAGGTAGCGCTCCGGGATCGAATAGGCCGCAACCATCGCGTTTGAAAGCATGTTGACAACGTGCGTCTTGGGCGAAGACAGAAGGCCGTTGATCCAGACTTGATACATCGCCCGACCAAACTTGCCCCGGCCAAGTTCCCGCGTCATGGCGTTGAGCGCCGCAGGGTTTTCGCCTGTGGTGCTGACCGCCTTCGCCAGCGCTTGAAGGTCACCTGACCCGCCGTTCTGCATGATCAAATCGGTGATGGCTTGCGACCGCGCCTTCGTCGCCCCGGCAGGGATCGACCAGGATTGAAGCGCCCGCGCCGTCTCCGTCCGGGCCGCGATCACTTCCGACTGGATGGCGTAATGCACCGACATAGCGCGGCGGAAGTTGAACAGGTCAGCCGGGGAAGCATCAGCAGCGGAAGCCCGCTTCGCTAGTTCGACAATCTGTTCCCCCGAAGAGGTCAGCAGCTTCCGGGCCGCGACCGCTTGTGCCGCAGACATGGGCCCAGGGGGCCGACCGATCAGATCATCCAGGTCGCGATATTCTTGCGAACTTTCCTTCAAGGTCTGTTCGTTCGTTACCGTCCCGCGTGTCTTTTCCTTGATCGCGTCGGCGTCCATATCCGCCATCTCTTGAAGAACCGCCTTCACATCATCGGGCGAATTGATCCGGGAATGATTGATGAAGACCTTGGGTTCAGGCTTGGGCTGCCCCGCGTCGCCTTCCGCCTGAAGTTCAGCGGTTTCCCGATCATAGGCGTCGTCAAGAATGTCTTCCAGGTCAGCGGGCCGCGCCCCTTCCGGCGCGAACTCACGCGCCAGGGCTTCTTCCTCTTCGATAATTTCGTCAAGGCGCTTGCGGATATTGGCGTTCGACATTTCTTCAGGGTTCAGGCCCAGCGCCCGCAGCTCTTCCATGAGGTCTTCAATGGGCTGGATATCGTCAGCATAGCGCGTTTGCTCGTCCAGGGTCCGCCAGGGGTTGCCCGCCAGTTCGTCCTGCATCGCGTCCAGGAAGGCTTGTTCCGGCACATAGCCATTGCCGTCGTCAAGGTTCTTAGCCTGGAAGATAGGTTGTTCAGCAACCGGGACGTTATCCAGGCTGGTGATCCCGCCCTTCTTGAACAGTCCGGGGTGTGTCCGGCTGGTAACACCCAGGTTGCGTAGTTCAGCCGCGACACCCGAAGTAGGGTCAATCCCGCCCAGAGACTTCAGGATCGTCGCGACAGGTTTGGCCGCGCCGCCGGAAGGGACCGTCCCAGCCCGGACAGCGTTCAGCATGGCGTCAAGGCCGTCTTCCGGGGTATCAACCCCCATGCGGGCCATTGCACCTTCAGCAGCCGCAGAAATCCGGGCCAGCGCGTCGTTCCGCTTCAGCGATGCCGCCGCCCGCTCTTCAGCGTCGACCCCGCGAAGGTAAGCCTGGATCGTGGTTTCGCCTTCCTTCATTTCGTCAAAGCGCATCAGGCGCGGGCCGTCCGGTGTACCCAGGCCAGAAAGGGCCGCGTCCGGCACGTCCTGGACCAGTTCTTGACGGGCCGCTTCCTTCAGCGCGTCGCGCCCCGCTTGCGCCTGTACTGAAGGCTGTTCGGGCGCGAAGTTTGCACCCTGCGCCCGTTGAACCTTGTAGTATTTGAAGGCCCGGAAGAGAGCGCCCGCCGCTTCAGTCGTCAGGCCCAGGCCCGCCCCCTCAATCGCGTTCTTGATCCGGCCTTCCCAGGAACTTTCCGTTTCCGGGTTGTTGTCCGCCAGGTAGTCCGAGACGTAAGGCTCCAGGACCGGGACTTCGTTAAGGAACGTCGAAAGGCGATCTTCATGGGGATCGAAGACCACCATATCCGCGACAGCACCCGCAGCCATTGGGGCCGCGATCTTGCCAGTCAGGCCGACAGCCTTTGCGCCCTTCAGCGCCGGGATGAACCCAACCAGGAATTGAGACGTGGCCCGGACGAAGCCGCCCGTGGTGCTATCGGCGTCTTCCGTCGAAATGGCGTTGACCAGGCTATCACCGCCCGCGTCCTGGAACTCTTCAAAGTTCAGGTACTTCGGGTTGAAGTCGCCCAATGTCCCGTCTTCGTTTTCGTCAAAGAACTGGACCCCGCCGATCCCGGTAATCTCACCGAGCAGTTGCCCGGCTTCCCCGAAGGCGTCAGCGATCCCGCCGACCACCTGCCCAGGGGCTTCGACAACGCCCCGGCCAATATCAGACGCCACATCGCCCACCGCGCCCAGGAAGCCACCACCTTCGTCTTCCGGCGCACCAGGGGCAGCGGCGGGCTTTGCCCCCTCTTCCTGGGGCGTTTTATCAGGGGCAGCGATAGGGGCAGGATCAGCAGCCGCCCCCTTGCCTAGAAGTTCGGCCCATTGACGATCCTCAACCGCAGCGCCTTGCGCCTGGACAACCTCCATATAGCCAGAAGCCGCGTCCTCTTCAGGACGCGGCGGATCAATCTGGACAACACCCAAACCAAATTCATTTTCAGCCATCAGTTCAAATCCCCTTGAAGTCTTGCCCATTCCATTACGAGCGCTCTTTGCCGTTTATACGATGCCTCTGAAATTGTCCCTGCTTCCTTCGCAGCGTCCAGGGCCGTCGCTGTTTGGCGAACGTCAATCTTGCCGTCAGTGCCGGAAGTAACCGCGAACCGTGGGCGCAGCATCCGCTGAAGCTGTGCGTTCTCAAACGCCACGGTTTCACGTTGCGACCGATCGACAATATCACGCGCCACGACCGAGGGTGGTTCACCTTCAGCAATCCGCTTCCGGTATTCGTCTTGCGCGTTGAAGGCCCGCATTGTCGCGCCCGCGTCAAGCTGTGCCAGCATCCCTTCAGGCGCGACCGTTTGCCGGATCATCGACAAATACCCGCGCTCTTCTTCCGTCATGGTCGAAGCCTTTTCGCTGTTCAGGCTTTGGTTTTTGCCGAGAAGCGCCGAAGCGTCAGCCTTCGACAATTGGCTAAGATTGCCCTGGATATCCTCTTCGATATCTTCCCCGGAATACATGCGCCGCTGAAGTTCTTCGAAGACCGCAGTATTGGAATTGTCCGGCGCAGGTTCCGCCAACCACTTCAAGACTTCACGCGATTGCGCATAGCTTAGTTCTTGGCGGCGAAGCATCCCTTCCACCATGTCCCGCGTCAGCGGGTCAGTGCCTTCGACCTTGCCGCCGTTCAGGTAGCTATCAAGCGCCAGGGTAAAACCAATCTCTTGACGTTCCGCGTGTGCCTTTTCCTCTTCCCGTTCTGCCCGATCAACCTGGGCGTTTTGGAAGCTGATCCGGGAACGCATTTCGCTTTCCAGACGCGCCATCGCGGCGGGCGTCATGGTCTTGCGCATGTCGACAGATTGCTTGCCGCCAACCGTATCCATCGGGTTTGCCCGGCCCCGCGCAATCGCCGCGCCGAAGGTCGGGTCCAGGTCGCGGCTTGTGGTCGACGGCCCCCAGGCCGCAGCCTTGCCGCCGCCCACATGGACCCCCCAATCGTAATGCCCGATCCCGGTGAACCCAGCCGCCGCCGCGTTTTCAAGGAACCGCTCATAAAGCGCAGGATCATCGCCGGGCCGGATTTGCTGGCCGTCCCGGATTAGGATGATATCGCCCGCTTCCCCGTGGTCGTGGCGGTCGGAACCTGTGCGCTTCGCACCTGGTCCCTTTGGGTCTTGCCCCCCAGAGACAAGGCCAATCGAAAGGTTTGGATCAGTCGCCACCGCAGCGGCAGACATGCGGGCGCGAACGTCCTGGGAAATCGGCTTGTCGCGAATTTTGCCCTGGGTCATATCCACGATAGGAACGCTGGCTTGGGAAACGTCCATGTCGAAGGTGAAGTCGCCTTCAATGAAACGTGTGTATGCTGAAGCCTTGTCCTCTTGCTGGTCAAACCAGGAAAGCGTTGCCGTCTCGAAAACCCGTTCATTGAACGCAGCCCGCGCCTTCGCCTTTTCGGTCGCGCTGTAAAGCGGCTTGCCCGTGGTAGGATCAACCGCGTCATAGACCCGCATCATTTCTTGGCCGACCACAGCCAGGGCCGATGCCGCAGCCTGGGACCGCGCCGGGTTGGCGGAAAATAGGTTTTCGGAATGTGTGGTCAGTTCAGCGTCAAGCGCCACCTGACTTTCAATCAGCGCCGCGTTCGCCTGGTCCCGCGTCAGCGCGAAGCGGGCATCCCGCGCCGCCTCAACAGCCGGGATCGTGCGCATCGCGGCCCGCTGAAGATAGGTCGCACCCGCGCCAGGGGACACCCCGTTCAACTCGCCAGCAACGCCCTTGTGATACTGTTCCATCGCCATCGCCATCCCTTCCGGGTCATTGGCATATTGACGCTGAATTTCAGCCGTGCCGAAGATCGACCGGGTTTCCAGGGTTGCAACGAAGGTCTGTATCCCGGCCTGATTGAACGCCCGGTTGCGAATGGTGGTGTAGTCTTTCGTCTCGAACTCACCAGACGCGCCAGCCGCAGCACCTTCGACCATACCTTCAGCTTGCGCTTGCTGGTCAAGTTCGTCTTCCACCCGCGAAGACATCTGAAACATGTCGAACGAGAAGTCAGACAGAGCCTTTGCCGTGCCTGTTGAGAACTGGATACGCGGAACGGAAGAAGCGGGCGTTACGCCCGCTCTTTGACCATTGACCGATGTAAGTTCGCGGGGAACCCCGACCACTGTTGCTTTTTGTGCCATTTATCCACGAGCCTCCCGACGTTGGAACAGCGACGCACCGCCCTTGATTGCGCCGAACAAACCAGAGGTATAAGCCCCCCGGCCCGTCTCCCGCGATTGATCAGCCTGGCCCCGACGCGCCGCCGACTGGTAGGCCGCGTTCGTCCTGGACATGTTGATGTTTTGATCGCCAACCTTCCGGGCTTCATTCTGCGCGGCCAGGACCGAGCCTTCGCCACCGCCGATCCCGGACGCATAGCCAGCAACCGCGATCTGCGCCATGTCACGATTGAGCGCCCGCATGGACTGAAGCGCGTCTTCACGCCCCTTGATCGTCTCTTGCGTCGCGGCCATTTCTTCGTTCACGGCAGTCTGTTCCGCCGCGTTCTTTTGCTGCGCCCCGGACATGATCGACGCCAGGCCGCCCACGACAGTCATTGCGGTCGACGCCACGCTAAGACCGCTTGCCGCCGCCGTCGCCCCGCCAGCCGCCGCACTACCGCCCGCGAGTGTTGCCGCGCCAGCCTTCAGGCTTGCCAGCATTGTTGCCATTAGTGTTGCCATTGCTCAAATACTCACAGCATAGGAAAGGCCAAGGATCGTGCCTTTCAGTGATTTGTCAGACCCCAGAACGACCGAGCCATCATAGTCCCAGCCGAGAAGCCCCCGGATATGTTTTACCCCACTGAACGGGGTCACCTTCTTATCTAGCAGGTTTTGCCCGAATTGTTGAAATGGGATAACTGCCCCATTCAAAGACAGCGCCGACGTGTTGTGAAGCCTAACGGATACATTCACCACCCGCCGCTTCCGCCCCAGGCTTGCCCCGTCCGGCAATTCAATCTCAAGCGGCAGCGTCTTGACCAGCCAGATCAGATCAGGGAAATCATCATCCGGCACGGCATACCGCAGCCCGGCCATCCAGGTCGAAGCCGCGGCGCGGCGGAACCCCAGAACCCCAGAGGCGTCCGAGGTCTTTTCTTGCTGGATCACCCCGTCTAGAAGATGCTCGATTGTGGTGGATGGAAGGTGGGCCAGGGTTGCCGATGTTGCCGCGCCCCCGGAAAGCCCGCAGTCGACCGTGAAGTCGTCGTCCATCACTTCAATGAAGGTCTTCGTTTCCCCGTCGATTGTCCGGTCAACCGCGAAATAGACCTCTTCCAAAACCACGCCGACAGCCCGATATGACCCTTCCGTCTTCCATAGGGTCATGGCGTTCACTTCCTGGGTCCGCAGGGTGCAAAAGACCGTCATGGTCCCGTCGATGTTGACCAAAAATTCGTAATCCGCATCCGTCGTGGAAGTCGAACGGCGCAAGGCGAAGTCGATAGGGTCACGCATGAGGTGAGGGGACAGCAGGGAAATATTGTTCGCCTGGTAAGCCTGTTCCGCATCCGCGAAGATCATTTCCCGCAGAGCGCCCCCGCGCCGCTGGACAAAGTGCGTTCCCCCGTCGACCTCGAACACGCGAAGGCCAGGCTTGCAGCCCCGCGAGGTGGTACGACGCAAGGCCACGTTGCCCGGCGTAATGGCCGACCGATCAGAGACGGGCACATAGAACTCGCCCGAACGGCTGAAAAACTGAAGGTGACGCCCCGCGTAGATCGCGCTGAAGGCCGGCACGTCGTCAGTATCGGCTGGAACGGCGATCCCATAGTCGTCAGAGAAGAGTTCAGAATTGAAATCGTCCGGCGCACCCGTGCGCGATGCCCAGACGTAATGCGGCAGCGTTGGAGTGCCAGCCACCCACAGGCGACCCTGGAAGAACACGCCGCAACGTGGATACCCCCGATCAGCAGAGAACACGACTTCACCAGGGCGTTGCCCCTTCCTCTCGACAATAATGTCGATTGTCGGAACCTGTTCCGCCGAAATGGTCTGGTAGTAGATCGACCCCCAGGGGCGTTCACCATCATCACCGGAGAACGTCACGGTGAAGGAGCCTTGGCTAACCTGTGTCCCGCCAGTGTTGTCGAAGATAACTGATATCCCATCGGCTGACGTGTTCTTCAGTTCACGCAATGCTTTTTGAAGGGCGAAGGCCATTGCCGCGCCGTCAGCAACGAACTTAATATTTTCGGTTTGCTCGTCTTCCAGGATCAGCGCGAACGTGTCGCCAACAGTCCAGTTGCCCTGGTTGCCAGGCGCGGGGAACTCTATTTCCTGGACCTCGTTCACGCCAATTTCATCCGGGTCAGTGTAGTCTTCCCCGAAGTCATAGCGCGGGACGTTCTTCAGTTCGTATTCCGCCAGCGTCCAGCTTGTGTGCGACCCCTGGCGCTTCAATTCCTGGATCGCGAAGTTCTCATGGAACAGAAGAATGGTGTCTTTCGATTGCGTCCAGTAAACGCCCGACGACACCAGATCACCTTCAGGGGTTTCTTCAGCGACAAGATCACCCGAAGAATAAGGCGAAGTCAGCGTCGCGACGACAGCCCCATTTCTGAAGATCGTGATTGTCTTATGGTGCAGAACGATCAGATAGGTCTGTTCCGTGTTGAACTTAAATTCGACCAGCCGGACGTTGCTTAGACCGCCCCCGTCGACTTCAGGGATCAGCGGAACTTCCCACATGTAGCGAGAGCCGGGCCGGATCGACGCGCCGCCCTGGGGGATCACGATAGCGTTTCGCACCCGTTCCCCGGCGTTGTAGTAATGGCGGATATCCGAACGTGCGAGAAGCAGAGGATCAAATTCCCCTGCCACAAAGTTCGTCTTCAGTTGGTGAACGCGAGGCATCAGAACCACCCCCCGCCGCCGTGCCGGGCATTGACGAACACGTCAGACAGTATCCCTGAAGTCCCGTTGCTTTGGCCGTCCAGGGTCATTGCGTCGCCCATCGCGCCACCGACCCCGCCTTCAGACGGCGACCCATAGGCGCGAAGCGTCCAGTTGTCCGCAACGCCTTGCTGGTCTGTGACCGCGAAGGCAATTTCAGCGCAGAGGCATTTGACCATCAGGTCAGTGAAGAAGGGGGGCCAGGCGTCTTCCTTCAGGTCGGACGTGTAATCCATGATCACCGCCTCGAAATTGCAGTACACCCGACGCCCGAACACTTCGAACTGACCTTCGCTAATCCGGTCAAAGGGGGAACTGAAGATCGCATTAGGAAGGCCAATGGCATCGCCTGGGATCACGTAGGAATATCGCCACTCGCCCACGGGCGCGACACTATCGCGGGTGAGCTGTTTCTTCTTCATGAGGAAGCGCCACTGGTAGCGGGACATGATCCCGGCCTTCAAGCCTGGGTACACGTTCGCGCAGATGGTCGCGGTGTCACCTTCAGCGGCCAGGAAGGACGAAATTGGCTTCGCCCCCAGCGACACCAGCGCCCGCGAACAGATTGAAATTGAAGTTTCCGGCATTTGGTTCCCCTATTATGAAAAAGGGGCGGGCCGAGTTACCCCAGCACCGCCCCCCGCGTCACCCCCAACAGCAAGGGCGATTGATTATGCGAAGCTATCCAGCGCCGCAATCGTGACCACACCCGCCGCAACGGTACACTTCACCAGCATCGTTGCGTCCGACGCGACGATCAGAAGCGCCTTGGTGTTTGCCAGTTCGCTTGCCGCCGAGTTGAAATAGCCGACGCCTTTGACAGTCGCCTTTGCGTCAGTGGTGGAGTAGATGCCGACCGCGCCCGCGCCTTTGGAGCCGGAGCCAGTGGGGTCAAGTTTTGTCTTCGAAAAAGCCATGATTTGCTTCCCTTGAAAGTTTCAGAAGGTCAGCGGGACCGAGCGCCCCGCCGCGTTTTCTTAGGCTTCGGTCGTGGTAATCTCGACAATGCCTTCGGCGTCGATTGCGACGGAACCCGCGCTAAAGATACCGTTCGCCAGGTACGAGGTTTTGACCGGGATATAGTTGACTTCGGTGCGCATGTTGATGCCCACAGCCAGGCCCGTCGACGCCTTGTGATACGCGAAGTTCGTGCGATCATTGGAGGTCTTGGGAAGACCGCCTTCGTCACGCTCTTCGACCTCAATGAAGTCAAAGCCGACCCAGTGCGAAATTTCGCCATCGTAAAGCGCCTTGATCACGTTCTTATCGACCGTGTTGGCGTCGCCATCGCCAAGAAGCTGTTCCATGCCTTCCGAGGAAATCAGGAAGACCCGTTCGCCCTTGGCCTTCGGTACACCCTTTTCGTTCAACAGACGACGGGCCCGGCGACACTTGGCCGTGTTCAGGCCGCTATCTACCCCACCGATATCGGTGTCGACGGTCAAGGTGGTCGCGGCAGCGTCCAGCGCGTCGATGATCAATTGATCTTCACGGCGACCGATTGCGTTGGCAATGATCGTCGCCAGCTTGTCCTGTTCCTTGTAGGGAACCTTTTGCTGATTGAAGATGCCCGTATATTCAGCCGCGTTCCAGTCTTCCAGCGTCGCAGTCGCGTTGCCGTGCGTGATGTTCATGGGGATCACGTCGGTCTGGTCAATGCGCTTCGTCGCCATGCCCTTCCCGATCTTGTGGAAGCGGTGCGTCGAACCGACGATATTGTCAGCAATTTCGACCGTGGCGCGGAGCATCCCGCCCATTTCATAGGCCGATTTTACCCGCGCATCGAAGGACGCCTGTTCGTTTGTTGTGAGATTGCGAGACATAATGTTTCCCCTTGTCCGCGTTTCAGTTTGTCGGTGAATTGCGGTTAGGGCGAAACTTGGTTTGGGAAGGCCGTTTCCGGTTAGGTTCCCGTGGCTGTTTCGGGCCGCGTCGGTTGACGGTCTAGCCGGGCGCAAAGTGAGCGATTAGGGGCCTTCCGTTGGCGCTGAAAATAGGACCGCTTAGATATGCCTGTCAAGACAAAGAAAAAGGCCCGTTGCCAACCACAGCAACGGGCCTTTCGCCAGCACAACGCTTCACTCGCCAGAGAGTAAGGACACCCTACCCCGCAGATCAGCGGCGGGTCAATGACTTTTCAGTATCGACACCACCGCGCCGGGGGGCTTGGCCCAGGTCCATCGCGTCCAGTTCTTCCTGGCGCTTGTAATCCTTGGCCGCGACCGCTTGCTTGTATTCCTCGTGCCACTGTTCCGCAGACATGCCCCGCGCCCCGGTAGAAGGCACAATCGGGATACGCTCTTCACCCGCCATCGAACGCATAGCCACCAGGAACTTCAGGCCCTTGGCCGTTTGCTGAAGTTCGTTCACGACCTCGATATCGTCTTCAGACAGCTTGCCGGATCGTTCCGCCCCGTCAATCCAGGTGTAGACGCCCTCGACAACCGCAGCCCCGCCCTTGCCCAGCTTTTCAAATTCGGCTTCAGGGTCCAAAGGTTCAGGCGCATATTCGTTCATCATCCCAAACATGTCTTTTGCCAGGTCGACCGCCAGTTCCTTGCCGATCCCGCGCTTGTGGCAAACCTCGCCCCAGGCTTTCAAGCCAGGATCGTCCGGCCCGTCGACGGTCAGGCGGTCAACTTCGCTTCCGAGTTCCAGCCCGTCCTTGAAGTAATCATCGGCGCTTTCCGGTACTTCCCCGCCAATGTTCTTTTCGCGCTTCAGCTTGCCATGCGCCTTTTCGAGTTCGGCATACGCCTTGCCCAGATCGTCGGATTTGACCGCTTTCTTTTCCGCATCCCAGAACTTTTCAGGGATACCTTCAGGCCGTCCATCATCCGGCGCGGTCTTGGTGGTATCCTTGCCCTGGTCCCCCTCGCCCTCTTCCTTCTTCCGGCGATCCAGCAGACCCCGGCCAAGACCCGACTTGTGTTCCTTTTCGCCTCGGTCGGTCCCTTCGTCGCCCGTCCCCTTGTCGGCGTCGCCACCTTCCCCGCCTTCGCCCCCGTCGCCACCAGCGCCTTCATCCGGCTTGTTCATTACTGGCCCACGGTGAAAGCCCATGAGCATTGCGCGTCGTTCGTTCCAGTTCATTTTGATCGTCCTTGCTGTTGTAGAAAGGGGCGAAGCACAATGCCCCGCCCCTGTATTACCTCATTTTTGCGCCAGGATCAGCCCGCTTTTTCGGCCCGTTCCCGCGCCTTCGTTTCCGCCCGCGCCTTGCGGTTCTTTTCGGCACGATCATCACGCCGCGCATCCAGCCGGGATTGAACATCCTTAATTTCGGCTTGCGATACCTGGTAGCCGCGAACCAAGGTCTGAAGCGCATTGTTGCGGCGGTAGCGATCATCCTGCGCAGCGGTGACAACCGCTTCCATCAGGATCACGGGATTGAAAGCCGAGCCGTCGAAGGAGTTATTCAGGATAGCCCCGACCGTCGCAGCGACGCCCGTCAGTGGTACGCCCGCAGCTTCTTCGTTTCCCGTGGCCCCGGATTGCTCACCCAGGTCATTGGCCGGGGGTTGAACTTGGGTTGCAGATGCATCGGAGCCAGCTTCAGAAACCTTACCATCATCTGCCCCCTTCAGTGTTTCCCGGTTGAAGCCTTCCGGCGCGGCCTTGCGCACGTCGGCCCGCTTCAGGTCTGGGTTGCCCGTGAGTTCTTCGATACGCGCCATTGCGGGTTCACCGCCCTGGGTCCAGTCTTCTTCGCGATCATACTTTAGAGCGCCGATAGCCTCTTCAAGCGTCAGGGGCTTTTGCCCCGATCCACCACCACTGTCAGCGGCAGCCATTGCCACCAGGGGCAAGCAAGCGCCCAGGATCATAAGTCGTTTCATGTGCGTCACTCCTTTTCCGGCTTTGTTGCGGCCTTAACAGCCCACATCGCAGCACTTTCAATTTCAGTTTGGGCCAGCGCCTTCAGCCGCCCCGCTTCATTCCCGCGTTCCGTTTCGCGATCACTGGGAACTTGGTCAATCAGGTCAATCAGGTCAGCCGCAGCCCGCTTGATCTTCCCGACCATATCATCATTGCTCGGATTGAAGTTTATCCCGACCCGATATTCGCCCTTGTTCATTCTTCGTCTCCCTCAAATTTTGGCGGGTTCTTCGCCAGTTCGATTTGGTCAAGAAGGAAGCGGATAACGCTGTTCTGCCCTTCCCGAATGTAGGCCCAGTCCGAAGGGGCAAGCGCTACTTCGCCCGACACCAGAGAACCGGAAACCTTCATGAGTGGCGCACCCTGGGTCATGCGATAAAGCCGATCCATCAGGTCAATCCCCTGGGGCGTCTCGAAGACATTATGCACGAGCCGGGCGAGTTCCATTTGCTCTTCAACCGCTTCGCGCATCATCGCTTCGTTTTGTTCCGACGCGCCATTGTCTTCAACGCCAGAAGCGCCCGACAGCCAGTCGAACGCTTGATTACGATCCATCATGTTGTTCACCTTATGCGGCCAGGGGGGCTTGTCCGGCCTGTTGCTGTTGTGGTTGCGGCATCACGCCGCCAGCCCCACCGACGGGGGGTTGCCCCATCGCTTGCGCGGCCTGGATTTGGCCCGCTTGCTCTTGTAGCTTTTTGCGCTCTTCACCGCTACGCATAAGTTCAGGAACCACGCCCAGCTTCGAACCGACCCACGCGCCAAAGTCTTCGATCTTGAAGTTCAGGCCGACCGCTTCGTCGCCCGCGCTTTCCTTCGTGATCTGCATGGCGTTCCGCGCCGCTTCGACTTCCCGGATCGACTGGCCTTGAACCAGCGGAGAAGCGAACTTCACGTCAATTTCGCCATTGTTCAGCTTGATCTTGCGGTTGGCCTCAACCGGGATAACGCCCTGTTCAGCCAGTACCGCGATTGTCGCTTCGAGCATCGGGACGATGCCTTCCTTCAGGATACGAGCGAAGGGAGCGCCCAGCGATTGCTGAAGTTCCTTCATGCGCTCGACCAGTTCGGTCGCGGTGCGAACGCCTTCCGAGATATCCGGCATCCCGTCGTTCATCATGATTTGGTGGATGGAGTTCACCAGGTCGCGGATCACCAGGTCGGCAAGGTTCACGTCCCCAGTCACAGGCAGCGGAGCAATGGAAGCGCCAGCCGTCCCGCCCGTGGATCGTACCGGGATCGTCGCGCCTGGGAAAACCCGCACGTTGTTCGCGTTGACCACGCCGTCATTCTTGACCATGAAGACGCCGCCAATCGCAAGGGCGGCATGGCGCAGAAGGTAAGACTTGATCGCGGACAGGACGCGGGCATCCGGCAGCGCTTGCATGACCAGCGAACGGCCCTGGACCTCTTCCGCCGCCTTGTTCCACCGGGCAATGACCCAGGGGCAAATCTGGTATTCGCGTTCAACGACCCGCTTTTCGTCCTTCGACTTCAGCCCGCCCGTGACGATCACGTCATAGAACCAAACCTTATCCTTGAACGAGTAGTAGCACACGTCAACCAGGTCGACTTCCGCGTCCTCTTTCCGCTCTTCGTCGGTGATGCTGAAGTTGGCATCCGGCCAGGTCTGTTCGACCAGGCTGATCCGCATTTTGTGGATACGGGAAATCAGGTCAATCTTGCCCAGCGCACCTTCACGCAAGGCGACATGCGATTGCGAAACCGCCTGGTAAACGACCGGGTTATCTTCATCCCCCGGCGTGACCATCATGCAAGCCGTGCCAGCGACGACCAGTTCAAGCAGCCATTCCGAGATTGCCAGGTCAAAGTTGCTGAAGCTGATGGAGGTGAAAATCACTTGCTGCAAAGCGTGAAGGTCACGCCGAGCCTGTTCTTGCGCTTCAGTCTGGACGAACGCCCCCGGAAGGAACGAAGCCCACTGGTGACCAATGGGGAACAGTTCGTACTGAATGCGGTTTGTGATCTTGATTGCGTCGTTCTGAAGGGTGCTATCGAAGACCCGGCGCGATGCCTTGTCCTTTCCCTTCTGCCCCGCGCCGCCCTGGGGTTTGCCTGTGCCGTTGCCGTGATAGGTGTTGCGATCTGGCAGGGCGTATTCAAACGCTTCCTTGATCAGATCATCGAAATGCGACTTGGCGTTCCAAGCCTTATCGGACGCTTCCTTGACCGTTTTGATATTTAGACGCGCCATTCATTTCCCAGCCTTAACCCAGAGTATCCTTGACGCCAGCCGCGCCGCCTTTGCGAGAGAAAAGCCCCCCGCCAGAACGGGAGGCTTCAGCCAGGCGGTTACGTGCGCCGAGTTCACGGGCTTCTTCCGCCGTTTGGTCTTCAATCTGTTTCGACTGGCGACGCTGCGCTTTCTGCATCGCTGCATCCGGTTTGGGCTTTTTCATCCCGAAAATGTTCGCCATGATCTTCACCCCTTGTGACCAGTTCGCCCCCGTTCCGAAGTAGCCACCTGGCGAAATGCTCTGGTGTCCAAACGTACCAGGCGCTAATTCCGCAGATTGCTTTGATCACCGAAACGCAGGTTAAAATTCCCCTCGGAACGTAGTCCCGAAGCCCGCGTCGGTCAACTCGGAATTTGATGGCGCATTTCGCGCCCTCTTTCAGCAGGTGATCAACCACGTCACGCGGCGGCATGAACAGCACGTCAACCGAAACGTGATTTGTCCTGGGATCAATCACCACCGAGTTACGCCCGGCCATAAGCCCCGCAGCCGGGTTGTAAGCCGGGACGATCACGAAGCAGTGACGCCAGCCCCGCTTCGTGAACAGCCGCCAGAACTGGCGATGATCTGCGCCCTGGAACACGATCCAGGCATCGAAGCGTTCATTCGACAGCCCAGCGATCATGCCCAGAAAACCCACTGCCAGAACCGAGCGAAGGCAGCGATCATGCCCGTCATTGTGAACACGGGAACCGCGATCAGGCCCAGGTCAATCGCCCGTTCCTTCACCCCGAACCAGACCCACTTTCGATAAATCCTGAATTTGTCCCATTTCGTAAGCATAGGTTTTCCCCCTCATACTCCCCCTTTAGGGGGTGTTATGTCTGTATTGTCTGTCTGTCTGTATTGTCTGTCTTGTTACTCGGTAGATGATCAGACTGGTAACCAATTTGATAACCAGCCCGTTATTTTCTGATAACCAGAACGAAACGCTTTGATGATCAGTAATTCCGTTGAAGTCTCAACTTCCGGTAAATCGCGCAACCCTGATTAGAAAACGTCGAAGTCGGTCATGCTCGAACCCTGGTTCCCCCAGTCATTTCCGTCACCGCTCAACGGGTCAAAATCAGACGAAGCATCGCCCCCCATTGTGTCGATTGCGGCGACCGGAAGGGCGAAGGTCAGGATACTTGCGTCGAACAAGTTTGGCGACCGAATACCCTTGGATCGCATCCATACTTTCGACATGAGTTGCCGACGTTGCTGGCTATCCGTTGGCGAGATAACCGACGCCAACCAATCCGCCTGGAAGTCGTCTTCATCCGGTATGTTTGCCCCGCCTGGGTCTTCCAGCCATTCCTTTGCCGTCCAGGCCATTTCGGCCCGCCTGTTCTTGTACCGTTCAGGATCAAGCGCCTGTTCCCCGAAGTTGACCGGGACCACGATCCCGACGCAATCAGGCCATTCGATCAGCTTGTCGTATATCCCGATCCCCAAACCACCAACGTCGATAAACACCTTGATAGGCCGTTCGTTCTTGATGATCCGCCTGATCAGCGCCGCGATCTGCATTGTGTTCAGCTTCGACAGCTTTTGCGGGTTGAAGATACGACGGCCCCGACGTCGGACGATCCCGGTCGGGTCACCTGTTTCGCCTTCACCACCAGGATCGACCCCGATGATCAGTTGCCCGGTGCTTGCCACGTCAGACTTCCGCGCCTTCAGGACGAACTTCCGCTTGATCAAGCTGTTGCCCGCGCTGGACGATTGGAAGGCTTCGTCAGGCGTTGCGGGGTATTCTTCCTTGAACTGGAAATACCCGTCTTCACCACCACCCAGTTCGATGATCTTCATTCGACGCCAGAACATCTGACCATCATTCAGCTTGTAGGCTTCCTGATATTCGGCTTCCGTAATCTCGCCTTCCGGGACCGCCTCTTCATCATACGATATTTCGAAATCAGGGGGCGGGGTCCGGCTGTATTCCTCTTGCCAGAACCACGGGACGAAGACGGCGATAAAGTCAGATTGCCCGCGTTCAGCCAGCACCCACTGTTTATGAAACACATTGCCGACGCCCTTGGCCGTGCTTTCCAGGATCACTTCCGTCCCAACCGCCAGGGGTACAGCCTGAAGCATCCCGCCCAGGTGGTCTTCCGCCTTTTCCCAGAACGCGACTTCCGATCCATGCACGTTGGTCAGGGTTGCAGATCGACCCGCGCCCTTCGACCCAGCCGTCGCCACCTGGTAGCGACTGTCCAGCTTATCGAAGACCAGTTCTTTCGCGTTGTCCTTGCCCACATAGGGCCGGACGTGAACAGGCGCGTTTGTGTGGTAGCGATCCACCATCCCGAACAGGTTGTCCGTAGCTTCCGCGCTGTGGGTCAGAATATATGTTTTCTCCCCCTGGTTTTGCGTCGTCTTCCAGTAGAACCGCCCTTCGGTATAGGTGCTTGCCCCTTGCTGGCGACCCTTCAGGATCATCACCCGGACGTAGCCTACCGCCGCTTTCTGTTCCTCAATCCGCTTGTGAATATACCGCTGCGCCGCGTTGAACTTGAACGGCACGATCCCCCGCTTCCCCTTTGCGTCAGGCTTTGCCAGCACCTTCAGGCATCGGGGCGCGTAGTATTCGAAGTCATTCTTCAGCCTGGCCCGGATAGCCTTCACACGCTTGGGGTTTGCTTCGCTCATTTCCAGCCGTTCCTTATGCACATGATCCGGTAGTCCCGGAGGTTGGTTATTTGGTGGACAGCGGCCCGTAGGCCGTTGCCCTCTTCCCACATTTCAGTGAGCCGGGCGCGGTAGTGATCGAAGCAGACATTCACGTCGACGTGACGATCACAGGCCCGCAGTTCGTCCTTTATGCGCTCGACTTCAGGCGTCATTCAGAACAACTTTTCCGCCAGTATCCACCCAAAGGAAAAGGCGTAGAGCAAGAACCCAACGCCTATCACAACACCCGCCCCGGTCATGTTATTCATCATCATCGTCCAGGCTTGCGATCCAGTCTTCATGTGACATTTCTGTCGTTGCGACGTGGGCTTCGACGTTCGCCAGCTTGGGAAGACGATAGGGCAAAAGCAGCTTGGCCGCTTCGAACTGGCGGTCGGTGATCTTGTTGTTGCCTTCCAGCCCGTGCATCACACGAACGACCAGTTCTTCAGGCGACGGCCTTTCTTCCGACCCGTCGAACATGCTGGCGAAGTTGCTTGCCGCTTCCTTCTTGCGCGGGCTGATCCCCTTAGACATTGGCTTCGTTCTCCTTCTTGATCATTTCGTCAGCGATGGCGAAGGCGTGTCGCGCCGCGTCTTCCATCGAATGGGCGTACCCGTGGCAGTTCGACCCAGGGTTTGCCAGTAGGCCAGTTAGGGCAGCGCAAGCATACTCACGCCGCCGCTTTTTCCGTTCTTCATCCATGAGCATTTGCGCCCCCTTTGTTGTGGTATTCATAGGCGCGACCGCAGTTGATGCAGTCGCCTTGTGCTTGCAGGTCTGGACGGTAGCGCGGGCATTGCCCAGCGCCTTCCGTCGCTTCACGCCCCAGGCCGTCACACGAAGGGCAGTCAGCCCCGTTGATCCAGCCCAGGCCGTGGCATCCGGTGCATTGGCGGGTATTGCTCATGACGCCACCCCGAACGCTTCCACGACCTGGCCCGCGTAGTGCGCTTGGGCCGCAGCTTTTAGCGGCTCGATATCATCGTCGCGGTGATTGCCCACCAGTTGCTGCGACGTTGAACGCACATGCTGCCACCAACGCACATCATCGCACGAAACGAAATCAAGATAAGCCCCGGTGAAATCGTCAGTGTCGTCGCAGATGAAATACCCGCCACCTTTCACCAATGCCCGCGATAGGACAGGCTCACCGTTGAGAGGGTGATCTTCCCACTCAAGCGGCATCACCATGCCCGGCAGCGCGGCGATGATCGCGTCAGCCCGTGATAAGTGCTTGCAGCGGGTGTGTTCACCAGCGTTTAAAATGTCGCATGAAGCGCCCCCGTCCCGTGACACCTCAAGATCAAGCAACGCCTGTGCCATCTTTTCGCGAAGTTCATTCATGACGCCACCCGCGCCGCAAGCATCGCGTCGGCTTGAGCGTAAGCCCATTGTGCGCGGTTCAGTATCGCCTTTGGGTCGGACAAATCCCCACTTGATCCCATTGGCATCCACGTTCCTACAGCGCCAAGCGCCAGGCCCGCGAAGTAATCCCGAAGCGTCATGCCCCAGTCAGTATCCACCCCGTCAGATACCGGGAAGGCAGAGCCGCCCCAGTCCTGTTCAGGCTTGGCAAGCTGGCCGCGCAGTTCAGTAATCATCCGCTGCGCTTCCGACAGCGTGTTCGGCATGTGGTCTGGTGTGGTCATAATGGTATCTCCTGACTGTGGTTTTTGTGTGCGATAGTGTTGCATAAATGCTTACAACCCCCCCTTAAACACCAACCTTGCTACAACGGTGCGCGGGGGATTTGGGTTTATTTGCTAGAGGTTTTGCCCCTGTTTTTACAATAGCCCCTTGATTTGGTCGACGGTGCTAGGGTGATCAACGCTTTCCTGAAGGGGCGCATAGCCGTCGCGATATGTGCGCGAGGGGGTAACGCGGAAGCGGGAAGACCAGCCTTTTGCCTGGCAAACCCGGACGGCAGCGCGGTAGCTGATGCCCAGTTCGGTTGCGGCTTCGCGCAGGGTCAAATCCCATGATTGCGCTTCGGATAGCGCCCAGATACGAAAGGCGATTGCTTCGGAACGTGGCGTCATTGGATACGCCCCCGATCCTGCATTTTGTGTTTGGCGTCTCGATCTTCCCCGATCAGGTCGGGATTGCGCACATTGAAGTGATGCCAGACTTTGACGATCATGAGGCGTTCGCGCTGGCCCAGGGCTTCCCAGGGCTTGCCGTGGATAATGGCCGAGGGGAGGTAGTTTGCGCTGGCGGTATCCTGCGAGGCGAAGGGGGTTCCTGCCCCTTTTTTGGACCCGCCCACGGCCTGGGATTGCCGCTTGTGTTCGTCTTGCATCATGCGACGGCCCTTATCTTCCCACCAGGCGGCAGAGCGGCGAAGGGCTTCCTCAACCGTCATTCCGGTATCAAGCCGAAATTCCTTACCGCCGATCAGGATGATCTGTTCGTTTGTCGGTTTAACGACCCCGTTGACTTCAGCCGGGGGAACCTGGAAGCGCATTTCTGCCCCGCAATCACACTGGAATTTTTCTTCGAAGGCGTAGGACTTCTTGATCGTCTCATACCAGGCGTTGCAGCTTGTGCATTTGCTTTGGAGAACCCCTGCGCTTTCCCGTCGACGCTCAAAGAGTTCAGACGCTTCCGGCGTTAGGGGTTGCAGGTCAGGTTTATCTGTCATTTTTGAACCCTTTGATGAAATGAAGCCCGGCTTCGATCAGGAGGAAGCACAAGGCCAGGTGGATCAGGCCCGAACCGTAGCCATGTTGGTCAATCGTGTCCCCTACTTGCTCGGAAAGCCAGAAAGGGATTGAGCCGACAAGGCTATCGCGAACGAGCCTGATCATTTTATTCCGGATCTTTGGTGCTGGTTTCGGAAGTTTCTGGCGTGGCTTCCCCGAAATCGTAAGAGCCTACGCGGGCCGAAACCTCTTCGGTGAAGGTGAAGCCAGCCGCTTTTGCCGCCTTTTTCAGTTCGTCCAGCTTGCGGGCAGCGTTGCCCACGTCCTCAAAATCGCCTGGATTTACCGGAAGTGCCATGTCCATACGAATACGCATTGCTGTTGATCGTGCCATTTAGTCGTTCCTTTGTGTGTTGCCGCCTATGGAAATTCCTTCCGCTTTCAGCACGTCCATAGGCGATAAATCACCGTGCTTGTCGCGGAACGCTTGACGGGATGCAGCGCGTTCGGCCTCTTCCCGTTGTTCCTGTTCGCGCCGATCATGTTCAGCAACCATACGCCGGGCGATTGATCGCGCCGCGTTCAGCTTGCCCATGATGGCTTCACATTGTTCGTTTATTTCGGCCCGTGTGGGCAAGAATTTGCTCTTTAGGGTCAGTTGATCGACCGCCGCCGCGCCGACATGGGCGGGGAATTTGTTTAGGACCGAGACGATCCCCCGCGAGTAGATTTGCGGGTCTTCTACCGCGTGGCGAGGGTATGACCCCAGGAGAACTTCCGCCGCACGTTTCGCCTGTTCGGTATCGCAAGGCACAGCCGCTTGATCCAGGCCCGCGATCATCCCGCCGAGTTCTGACCGGGGGACCAGCGACCAGGTTTGCGAGGGCTGGCCCATGTTGGCGATCAGACCTTCGACGGCCTGGCGATCAAGCGCGGTGCTTTTCGGGAGTGCAATTTCGTTTCCCATTTCAAATCCCTCTAATGGCTTTCATTGTGTCCGAGCCGCCGCCAGTTGCGCCGCCTTCGCTTCGATACGGTTGGTAAGACCGCTCCATCACTTTGTTCAGGCTTTTCGGCTGAAGAAGGAAATCGAATGACGCCTTCCAGCTTTTGCCTTTGACCCGACCGCAAAGAAAATCACTATCAGCCACGTTATGGACGGCGATCTTCCAGCCTTCAATTCCGCCCAATTCCTTCAGGCGTTCGGCCAGCTTCTTCCGGCGATCCGCCGACTTGGATTGAACCAGGGGCAAGCCTTCTTTTGCCGCCATTTCGCCCCAGATTGCGACGGCCTCTTCGAACGGGTCTGAATTTTCCTCTGAAGGGATCAGATCGAACTGTTCCCCCACACCCCCTTGTGTGTCCTCTCTGTCTGTCTTGTCTGTCTGTCTGTCTGTCTTGTTACGCGGTAGATCATCAGACTGATCATCAGGAAATTCCCGACTGATAATCAGATCAATTTCCGCCTGTTTCTTGCCGTTGAACTTGAGTTCCCGACGACGACGGGAGATTGCAGCGCCACGTTGACGGGCCGACATGCGACCGATGCTATCGCGAAGACGGCCTTCCGTTGAGTGAACCAGGACGCCACCTTCGACAACCGTGACCTTTTCCAGTTCAGACAGGAGTTCGACCGCTTCTTCATACACTTCCAGCGGAACCTTGCACCGCATGGCGTTGCGTTTGGCCGACCCCGAAACCACGGGATCAGCCTTTTCATAAGCGATCAGGCAAAGCCGGAAGAATACAAACTCCGTCATGGCGTCCAGTTCAGCGGTTCCAGCCATCCAGCGGGCGGGTTCAAATTTGATCCAATCGGGTCTTGCTTGATCGTTTGCCATTTTATTGCCTTCCAGGGAGACGACTTGCGAGGGCTTCCAGGTCTTGCGAGGAAGAACCCCCGCCGCCTTTTGCTTCACGATAAGCCCGACGTTCCCGAACTACGCTTTGTTTGATCATTTCCAGGGCTACCCGCCCCGGCGTCTTGTTCGAAACCTGGCAAACCCAGGCAAGGACTTCCTGATCACGCTTGGGAAGAAGTTCCATGAGCGCCCCAGCGATCCGCTTTTGCGCCCGGTCTTCCAGGCGGTCGCGAATGGCCCGTCTTTGCTTCGCGAGTTCATCCGCCGCCCGGTCCTGTTCAGCGTAGTCTTCACTCGCCATCGGTCGCACCATCGGGGTTGCCTTCGAACAGATCACCCTGGGCCGAGACAGGAAGCCCAATGGCTTCGCGGACGATATCATATGCGATATCAAACCCTTCGCGCTTGTCCGGGTCCATATTCATATACTGCATAGCCATGTTGAGCGCCTTCTTGTGGACGCCCTTGGCTTCCAGGTCAGACTTCACCGCAGCGATTGCTTGGTTTGCCGCAGTTCGGTCTTCAATATGGCCGTTGATTTGCTTGACGCCTTTGGAAATATCTTCCTTCAGCTTTGTGATATTGGAACCAGCTTGAGCCAGCCCGGCAGTCTCTTCTTTCGCCATCGTTATTCCCCTTTCATGAGGTCAGTTTTACAGGCTTGCCCATTGCAGCCATCCACTTCAGCTTGAGTGCCGCCGTATCCGTCAGCGCCCCCTTGAAGTCTTCGATCACCTCTTCGCCGTCCTGGCGATAGGTGAAATCTGCGATATATGTCGCGACCTTGTTTTCGACTGTCCGGCCCGCAATCTTGGTCGCGGCCATGAGGTCAAAGCGGACTTGCCGTCGAAGGTCGCTGATCATGCCCCGGCCTTCCATCAGTTGCAGCGTTGCCCAGCGGCCCGCTTCCCCGGTGCTATCGAAGGACGAGAAGGCCAGCCCGCCGCATGAGCGATCCATGCAGACTTCAGGCTTCTTCCCTGGCGGGTGCTGTATGCCGCACGATTTGCAGACGTAAACCCGCACCGCGACCTTGCCAGCTTGAGCGCCAGAGACACGCTTGAACGAACTGGCCTTCCGGCCCTTCCATGCAGCCTTAGCCATTGGACGCCGCCGCCTTGTTTTCGGCCCGTGCCGCCAGCGCTTCTTCAATCAAGATCGCGGCTTCATGCTTGAAATGCCGACGCGACTTTTCTTTTTCAGCCATGACCTGATTGAAGGTTTCCTCACTGAACGGGATCAGCCGTTCCTTGTCTTGTGCCATATCGTTCACCGCCTTTGTAAATATTCAATAGGTACTTGTACAAATATCAGAAAAGGGAAGTCAACGATATTTTTTGTCTTGACCTGTGGCGTTGGTTGTTTATGAAGGTAATCACCAACCACGCCAACCACGGAGCCAACCACATGATTGACCCAAACAACCGCGAATTTATCCTGAAGGGCAAAGCTGCCCCGATCCGCCTGGCCCGCATTTACGCCCAGGGCATGGGCTTGCTGGACGCGGCCTATGTCACCAACTGGACGCCCGGCCCAGGCTACGGAACGCGCCGGGAAAGCACATGGGCCGAGAAGCGGGCGCGGGTTGCTTCCTTCATGGACAAGGCCAAGGCAGCGCTTGCGAAGAGCCAGGCTTACACCGAGCGCCAGGAACGCGCATGGCAGGAACACGGCGCGGAATTGCTGGCGATCAAACGGCAGATTGAAGAACTTGAGAACAAGCCCGATCGCTGGAACACGAAGCCGGACCTGGAATATCTTCAGAGCCGCTACGACGCCATCATCGAAGCCGCATAATCAACCACCACACCAGAGAAAGAGAATAAAATGAACGTATATTTTGCAAACCCCGGCGCACTTGATCCTTCCGTTATCACGACAATGGGGGTTTCAGTTAAGCAGAAAAAAAGCCCCATTGGGTTCTTTGGGACGGGTCTGAAATTCGCTATTGCAACGATCCTGCGCCTGGGCTGCAAGATCACAATTAAGACGATTGACGCATCAGGCCAGCCCTTCGAAATGAAGTTCACCACCCGCCGCGAAAGCATCCGGGGTGAAGGCTTCGACGTGATCTATATGAACGAAGAGCGCTTGGCCTTCACAACCCAGCTAGGTCGCAACTGGGAAATGTGGCAAGCCTACCGTGAAATCCACTCTAACACGTTGGACGAAAACGGGACGATCAGCGCGGAAGAGACTAACAACGACACCGTGATCTGCGTGACTGGCGACGCCTTCTTCAATGAGTTCGAGAAGCGGGACGAACTGTTCCTTACTGGTGAACCTATCGCAGAAACAGACGGGCTTCAGGTCTTCCGGGGTTCAGGCCGTTATATCTATTACCGGGGAGTTCGGGCCGGGAGTTTGCCGGAAGGTGCTTGCTACAATTACAACCTAACAGTCACTTGCGAGTTGAGCGAAGACCGCAACTTCAAAAGCAACTGGGACGTTGAATATAAGATTGCCAACCGTATCCCGACACTTCGAAACCCTGAAGTTCAATCTGAAATCTTGCGGGGTTCTTCGAAATGGGACCAGTGCTTAACCTTCTACGGTGACGACGCTTCCCCAGAGTTCTTGAACGCCGCCGAGCAGAACAGCAGCAACGCCCAGATGAACGACAGCGCCCGGCGTATTGTTGAGCGGAAGAAGCAGGAAACCAGCGGCTTCGAACCTTGCGAAGTGTCGGTCGAAATGGCCGTCGAAATGGGTAAACAACTGGACTTCCTCAAGAAGAAGTTCGGTTGCACGGTTACGATTGACGATCTGAATGTCAGCGAAGCGCTAGGGCCATCGGTTGCGGCTTGCTTCCACGTTTCGACAAACCGGATTTATCTGGCGAAGCAGACCGTGGAAATCGGGGGTGACGTTCTCGCCGCCGCGATCCTGGAAGAGTGGTTCCACCAGAAGCATCATCACAGCGACGAAAGCCGCAGCTTTCAAAACTTCATCATGCTGAAGCTGGTCGGGACGGCCCGCAAATGAAGGGCGAAATCCGCAGCGCAATCGCCATGCTGATCATCCTGGTCGGCTGCATGTATATCACGCTTTCACTTTGACGCATCGACGGCCCCGACCAGCGCGGGGCCGCACCATGCGCCAAGCATGACAACAGCAAAGGAGACGACATGACCAACGAAACCCCAGAGACAACCGCAATCGAACTCTTGCCGGACGGTATCCACTTCGACCTTCCGTTCGAAAAGTATCTTGACGACGAAGCGCTAGGATCATCCGACCTGAAGAACCTTTTGATCAGCCCGCTTCAGTATTGGGTCAACAGCCCCTTGAACCCCAACCGCGCACCGCGCAAGGACACCGACGCGAAGCGCCTGGGAACCCTGATCCACGAAGTAATTCTGGAAGACCCCGACAAGACGTTTGCGGTCAAGCCTGAAGGCATGTCGTTCTCAACCAAGGCCGGGAAAGAATGGCGGCAACAGCAATGGGACCAGGGCGCGGAAATCCTGACCGAAGACGAGAACCGGACGCTCAATACCATCATTGAGGCTTGCAAGCGTTCGGGCGTGACCGAGACGATCCGGGGCGCGATCCCGGAGGTGTCTTACATCTGGACCCATGAGAGCGGCCACCGTTGCAAGATCAGGCTGGACGCGATGAAGGCCGACATGGCGTTCGACCTGAAGACCTTCGCGAACCAGATGGACAAAGACCTTGAAGTCTGCATCGCCTACGCGACCGGGAACCTACGCTACCACGTCAGCGCGGTATGGTATCGCCGGGGCATCGACCACATGCGCCAGGCGATCCAGGGCGGAAGCGCAGCGATCCACTTCCACGACGACAAGCGCGACCAGGAACCCGTTGCCGCCATGCTTGAGGGCTTCGAGAAGTACCAGGGACACTACCCGCATTGGTACATCTTCCTTGAGAAAGACGGCGTTCCCAACGTGATCCCCCGGCAGTTCGTCAACCGTTCCGGTGATCCAGGCGTCCCGGCCAACGAGTATTGGAAGTCGGCTTGCTTAGGCGTCGACCGGGCCACCACCATCTTCGCGGAACACAGCGCCGAGTTTAAGCGCGGCGAAATGTGGATGCGCCCGACGCATTGGAAGTCGTTCACCGATGAGGAATTGGGCGCGGCGCGTTCAATCTTTGAGTGATGCCCATTAGCCCAGAAAAGGCGAAGAACTATCCAGGCGGTTCTATAAATAGCAAGGAATGGAAGGCGTTTCGCGCCTTCCTGTTATTCCGCGCCGCGAACCGATGCGAGGGGACGCCGCAGCACCCTGATTGCAGGGCGCACAATAAGCAACCACACCCGGAAACCGGGGGGCATGTCGTCCTTACGATTGCGCACATGGACCACGACGAAAGACACGCCGACCCGGAGCGATGCCGGGCGCTTTGTCAGCGGTGTCACAACAAATGGGACGCCCCGTTCAGAGCCGAAAACAGAAGAAAAAAGAAAGCAAAGGACCAATTATGTTTGAAGTTGTAGAAGCCAAGCGCGAGAGCGCACCAATCACCGCCGCGTTCATTGGCGGGTCCGGGTCCGGGAAGACCTATTCCGCCCTACTGTTCGCCCGTGGCCTGGTCGGCCCCGATGGCGTGATCGTCGTGATCGACAGCGAAGGGGGACGCGCAAAGATTTACGCCGACGATCCCGATATTGGCGGGTTCAAGATGATCGACATGGTGGAGCCATACACGTCAGACCGCTTCCGGGACGCCTTCCGGGCAGCGGTCGCGCACGGGGCCGACGCCGTGATCATCGACACGATCAGCCACGAACACGAAGGCTTTCTGGAATTTGCTGAAGCCGAACAGAAGCGCATGAATTTCAACGCGGCTTCGAACCGGAACAAGTGGATCAAGCCGAAGGGCCAGCGCAAACGGTTCTATTCCGCGATCAGTTCCAGCCATGCCCATGTAATCGCAACCATCCGATTGAACCGGATCGTAGACATGGACACCAAGCCAGCACGGGAAATCATGAAACCCGAATGTGACAAGGACTTCCCCTACCGCATGGACCTTTCCGTCCAGATCGAACCAGACCACAAGACCAAGGTGATCAAGGTTCCAAAACCCCTGGTCGGCATTGTCGAAGATGGCGTCTTCATCACCAAGGAACACGGCCAGCGCCTTGCCGCCGACAACGACCAGCAAGCGAAGCCTGACATGGAGGTGATCCAGGTGATGGCAAAGCTGGAAAGCGAGGCATACGCCGGGGAAGATAGCCTACGAACCGCCTATCAATCCGAATGGAAGAAGGCAGGGCCAAGCGGCAGCAAGGAAGAACTTAAGACGATCACGCCCGTTCGCGCCGAAATGCAGAAGCACCTTGAACGCCTGAAGACATTGGCCGCTGAAGCCGACGAACGCCCGAAGACCGAGGCGGGCGAGTTTGGCGACATGCCCAACAGCCAGCCCGAAGAAGACCACGGGCCAGGCCAGTTCGGGGGAGGGGAAGGGCAGTGAAGAAGGAACTGACGCACCGTTCCCTTCCGATCAAGCCCACCGACCAGATGATCGAAGCCGCCTACCCCCTGTTGTCAAGTATGACAGGGGGAACCCCGGCCAGGGACAAGAAGATCATCCGGGCCATATGGGCCGAAATGATAGAGCAATGCCCGCCGCCGCTGATCCAGGGATTGACCAAGAACCAAGCCAGCGTTCACCAGTTCATTGAAGCCTACATCGCGCAGCACCAGCTTTCCCCGACCTACCAGGAGATTGCCCAGAGTTGCGGGTTTGGCGGCAAGGATGAAGCCTTCGTCGTGGTCAAGGCATTGGAGCGCAAGGGGATCGTAAAGCGTCGCGAGGCGGGCCAGCCCCGTTCCTTGGTGGTTCTTGTGCCGACCGGAGCAAAGCCGAAAAGAAATTATATTTTTGCGCGTGGCACAGTGCCACGTGTGCGAGGTCCGAAGCGTGGCACATGATCCCCAAACAACCACCTGCATCGACTGTGGCGGCGCTTTCGAGGCGCGGCGCAAAGATGCCGAGTTCTGTTCAGCCGCGTGTCGACAGGAGTTCAACAAACGCCGCCAGCTTCGCGGGATGCAGCTTTACGATCTAATGATGATCAACCGCAACGAAAGGAAGCTGGCGAACGCGGCAAAGGTCTGGTTCCTGATCACGCGGCTTTGCATGTATTGGCGGGACCAGGACAAGGCCGAGCGCGAGGGGCGGCGATCCTGGCGCAAGCCGTCGAAGGTATTGGAAGCAACAGCATGGGCACGGGCAACCGTGGTAGATCGAAAATGAAACTACCGAAACCACCAGCCCGCCCATGCGGATCATGCCCATATCGAAAGGACGTTCCTTCCGGCATCTGGCATGAAGAGGAATATGCGAAACTTCCAGGATATGACGGCAGCATCATCGAACAGCTAGGCAACGGCGGGGTTGGCCTGTTCATGTGCCACCAGCGGGATGGCTGTTTGTGTGGTGGATGGCTTCAGACACACGGGTCTGACAACCTGGTCGCGCTAAGACTATCCAGCGTTGACCCTTCAGCCTTTGGCTACTCTTCCGACGTGCCTTGCTTTGACAGCGGCCAGGAAGCGGCCAGGCATGGCATCCAGGATATCGAAGACCCATCACCGGAAGCCATGCGATTGATCGACGGCCTGGTCAAAGCCAGGGGGAAATGAGAAAGGCCCGGATCACACCGGGCCTTTCCCTATGACGGCAGATCGCAAGCCTTCATGCGCTTCGACCGCGATCTTCTTTTCAGCCCCGCACTCTATCAGCGCGTCCCCCAGCCGCCCCATCCGGTTTTCATCATCACCAACCGACGAGCCGATCACCGTGGCGATCACAGCTTCAGGGCGAGGGCATGGGGCTTTGACATTGGCCGGGAGAGGGTCAGGGCTCACCCCAACGCCGCTTGAGCCGCTGCACCCCGCCAGAGCCAATGCCAGGACGATCCCCAGCGGCCCGCGCTTCCTCTTCCAAAGATAAGACAAGTTCTTCCCTTTCCCGTTGCAGCGCCAGAAGTTCCCCGGCCTGTTGCGCGATCTTTTCGCCAAGCCGATCCAGTTCGACCTGGGTCTTGGCGCGGGCTTTGTCCTGTTCGGCCCGCTCATGCTTGACGCCCGCATCATACCCGCGCCACTTCCCCACAAAAAAAGACGCCCCCGACATTGCCAGGGACGCCACGATCAGAATTGCGTAAAGCCGGATCATCCCCGAAACATTTCCCAGTGGGGGCCGTCATTGAAAGCCCGCTTGCCAGCCGCCCGCTTGCGCTTCACATACGCCGCGACCCAGTTTTCAGGCGACCCGGCCAGATTGTGGACAGGTTCCCAGCACCCGCCCCAGCGAAGTTTGACACCGAGTTCGCGGGACGCCGTGACCATCGCGTCAGCAATGACGTAGATTGCATCCCAATCCCAAACGGCCCGGCCATTGATCCAGGGAACCAGGTCAACCGCTTCGCCGTATCCGCTGGCCTGTTGCTGGTGTTTCCCGATCTTGGTGTAGCCGTCGATTTGCGACGCGCCCCGCTTGTATAGCGCCCGCTGGTCAGCCGCCGTGCGTATGCCGTCGAAGACCGTGAAGTCCTGTTCGGTTATTTCGATGGCGCGTTCGACCACCTTGACCAAATCAGGATGAACCCCCTTCAGTTCGTTTCGCGAAGAAGTACCCAGTTTGTAGCCCATCACTTTTTCCCTTTGCGTTTGAAGAGGCGAAGCGCACCAAGCGCCCGGCCAAGGTGGATAGGGTGGTTCCATGCCGTCCACATGGAATATTGGTCACGCTCGAACAGCGGAACCAGGAGGTGAAGCAGCTTCAGAAGATGCAGCCCGCCCCAGAGAAGAACCAGGTTAAAGGCGACGTTCGCTTCGACACCGCCGAACTGATCCCGGACAATGATCCAGCGTTCAGCACCGAGAGCCAGGCGCGACAAATCCCAATAGATCGTTCGACCAACACCGCCGACCATGCACAGAATAAACGCCATAGCCAGATGGAAGGCTTCGCGCCGCGTCGGTTGCATCAGGTGGGGAAACAAGCCCCGGACCCCCATCAGAATAACCACGGTCGCAATGCCGCCCGTGATCACGTTGGCGGTCAAGTTAGGTAGATTGAGCATTGCGCCGTTCCTCGTTCGTTTGTGACATTTGGTCTAAGACAATTTGCAGCTTGCTTACCGCGTTCTGCGCATCCTTGACCGCCGCCGCGCCTAGCATCTTTTCCGCCTCGATAGCAGGATCGACACCCCGTTTTTTTCGCCGTGACGTAAAGACATTAAACATTGCGCCGGTCCTCCAATACACGGGTCAACCCGTTGATCGCGTCCCTTGATCCATCAGCAACCTGACGCAATTCCTTGCTGTGTTCCTTTACATCGTTCAGGCGTTCGTCCGCGATCTTGTTGCCCCGAAGGTACAGCCGCCAGCAGAAAAACACCAAACCAACAATAACGGCGGCGGATAACCCGCCGCCTATTTCCTGTATGAGAGCCAGCCAGTCCATTACAGCAGCCACGTATAGCCAGCAGCGCCGCCGATGTAGCGAGACATAACCTCAAGTTTTGCAACGAACTGATTGGAAGACGTGCTGTCTGTCCAAATCTGTAGTGTCCTCTTGTCCGCAGTCAGCGCCCCGTCTGTGGCGTCTTTCCACCTCAGAGTAAGCTGCCCTGCGTTCACCTCTAGGTTTACGGCGCTGTGGTAGATAATCCCGTCGCTTGCGCTGGCCGATATGGACGCCTTACCTACGCCCGCCGAAGTGGTAGCGTCGCAGCCGCCGACGGTCACAGTAAAGGTTCCGCGATCACCGACAAGCAGAAGGTCAACCCAACCCGAACTGACTACGTCTAAGTATTTTCCGGTAATTTCTATTAGTGGAGGTTGGCCGTTTTCACTTAGGGTGACGTGGGCGGATGAATAGTTGCGATCCGGCACACCTGTGCAGTTCTGCACTCGAACTTTCTTATTCGACAGATCGCCCAATTCAAGCGCAACCCCGTCACGCCGCTGGACGTTCACAAGGCTGGAATACTCCCCCAAGGTCGCCCCGAAGAACACAGGCAAGCCTAGCGAGATATTCGTGAAGTGGCAGTCTTGTAGATCATTGGTCGCAGAGTTGGCGATCATGCGTTCTTCGAAATAGGTGTCTGTAACGTACAGCCCTTTTGTGATTGCTACTCCATCCACATCCCCGCGTGTTCGGATATTCGCGGGTGACGCGCCGTTGTCCTTGTAACTACCGAAATAGCACTTGTCCAAATACACGCGGCTATATCCATCAGTAGTGAAAGGGTCGCCCGTGATAAACTGGTGAGAACCCGCAACCGGAGACCCCGCAAGAAACTTCATTCCCGTGCAGTAAATGCCGTAAGCGATAGCCCCGCCAGCGGGTTCGATGTCGAACAGATAAAGGCTGTGGTAGCCGTGCGAACTTGAGGTGTAAACGCCCTCGTTCCACGCGACGCACTCACCGTCAAAGCGGTAATTGTGACCCGCTACAATACTGACCACGTTGCGCGCGCAGTCGCCAAAATCACAATCAATCGCGTTAAAGGAGGCATCGCCGCCATTTACGTCAGCTTCGACACGGCCATACAGGCTGTCGTACCGGAAGCCGCGCAGCTTGCACTTTTCCGCCGTGAACCAAGGACCGTTAATCTCGAACCCGTGCAGTGCCTTTGTGTTCTCGTAGCCGCTTCCCAGCAACACGCCTTCTTGTGCTTGAGTTTGGCCGCGAATGTCCGCACCGTAGATGTAGTTTGGCCCCGTGACCGTATCGGTGTTGCGCACCACAGACCCCGTGGTCGCCCCGCGCAAGATCGTACCCAACTCGCAGACAATACGGACATTCTTCGCGGCGTACTGGATGCGCACCGGATAGTCGCCAACGGGCACGTTGATTGTACCGCCGCCCTTGTTTTCAGCATAGGACACCGCGATGTTGAACGGTGTTTCGTCTGACGACACCCCGTCGCCAAGTGCGGCGAACGCCTTGACGTTTACCGAGTTATCCGCCGCTGGCTCCACAAACAGCTTCAAGCCGCCCGTGGTCAGCAGGGGATACCCGTCAACGATAGGTTCGTCAGCAGGGGCCACCGTATACCAGTGCGCCCCTGCCTGTACTTTCTGCCCCTCGCCATACGACGCATAGGCCGCACCGCTAAGAAGCATCACCAGCGGCGTGAGGAAAAAGCTGCCGCTCATGCGGTTCATTGATTTAGTCAGTCCCATAGTGTTTGTCCTTTAAGTTTACCTGCCATTTATCCTAGCCAACGGGGTTATCTCGGCGCACCAAGCCCCACACAGCGCCACTTGCCCGCCCTCATTTGGAACGTAGCGCCACTGTAGAAACTGGCCGAATTTCCAAGGCCAAACGCAGTGCTTATATCCATATGAGCGCCACCAGTGGCAAACGAGACATTCCAGCTATCGCCGTCAACGTAGATCACACGGCCCTCCGCAATTCCCGCGCTGCTGATCTGGAACCCTGTCCGGTTTGCCGAAACGCCAGTGATTTTGAAATGGTCTGTATAGTCCACAATCCCCAGCGTTTGATCGTTTCCGGTTACGTTGAGAGTGAAAGGGTTCCTTGTAGGGGCCGCTGCGCCGCTTGCGCCTTGATAAGTGCAAGAACCGTCGTCCGTTGAAACCGCCCCGTAATGCAACGCGATCGGGTTGTCGTGCGCAGACGGGGTTCCTGTGGTTGATCCCGACCGCCGATTAATCGAACCGCCTTTCATAATGAAGCGTTCGGTATGGGAAACGGCGTTCAGATCAACGTCGCAACCATAACACGTCAAAAGGCCGGTGATGTCGGCGTAGGTTGCGTCGATCCGTGCGTTTCGGATTGTCCCGGCAAGACCGCAAACTACGCGGCTCACGGCGGTACTTCCACGGAATACCAGCCTTGTTCCCTCCGCGTTAATTGTACCACTTAGGGAATACGCGTTATTGACTGAGATTGTACCGCGCCCGCCAAGAACCGACGAACTGCCACCGCTTGCGCTACCTGTGTTGGAAAGGACTACAGCGCTTTCGTCAAACGCGAGAACGGTATTTACCGACCCGGTAAGATCGCCGTCGCCTGTAATCTCAGCAAACCCGCCAGATTCAGCGACGACACACTGCGCGGCGTTCGCCCCGCCTGTAATATCCACGTTAAGGGTTTGCAGGTAGCTTGCGCGGTGGGCAGTCGCCAGCGCGGCACATGCGGCAGACGTGTCTATCGTCAGGTCTTGCAGGCCCAGATTACTGGCCTGCGTAGCATACGCCCCATAGGTGAATGAGTTCGCACCTACTCGAAAGATTGTCCCGGCCTTGCTGTCGCCTTGCACAATGTAGCCTTTGCGCAAATTGCCAGAAACAACCGCGCTCCGGTCAGACGATAGACCCGACAAGTAGAGCAAGGCGGGCCTGTCCATTTCGCTGGCCGCTACTGCGCTGTCTTCGTAAACTCCGTCCGCGACACGGACTAGGTAAGTAACCCCTGTGTCCAGCTTGGGCGGCAGAAACTTTCGGGCCATCCCTTCTGTGGCGAACGGATAGTCCGCCGACAGGCCGTGATTGTCTGTGTCGCTACCTGTTGTGGCGACGTATGCAGTCACGTCCTCCTTGAGCGGCGCTATCGTGGACAGGGGAATAGAAACGCCTCCGACGACCACCCCGCCGACCCCGTGATGTGGGATAGCTTTGCGCGGAAAGTTACCAGTCACGGGGTAGAACTCGTCAAAGGTTACCGCGTCCGCGAAGCTGTAGAGCTTCGTCAGCGCCGCCGCATTGTCGGGGGCGGATACGTCGCAACCTACTGTCGCCGCGTTATAGGTGCCGTCGTCACCGCGCTGCACGAGAACTTTGTTCCCGCCTGTCGTTTCATAGTGTTCGCCCGTCGAAACCGCTTTGACACGGTGAGGGCCGAATTGAAGTACCGCCCCTGTCATGTCGCGAGGGTCCGCGTTGAACTCTGCCCAATCCGCATAGACCGTGCGTAGGCTTTCCAGATTGCCGCCCGACGCGCTGGCCCAGACCGTGCCGTTGTTCGGCGTCAAGCTGCTGGACGTGTCCAGTTGGAACGCCTCAATGCCGCCATTGAAGGCATCGGCAGCGGAATAGATACGCCCGTCTTTCAACTCGCCCGAAGCGGCCAGTGCAGAGCGCGAGGGGTAGATATCGCCGGGGTCCGACACGTTCACCGCGAAGATCAGCGCTTGAATTTTCGACTTTTTAGGTGGGGGCGATACAAAGGTCAGTTCGCGCCCGTCGACCTCAAAGGCGTCGCGGTGCTGGACCGTGCCGTCAATGCTTGGGAATACGTTCGCCTTGGTTTGCGCCAGCGTCGACATAGTGAAAGTCGGGGTCACGCCGTCGCCCGTAAAGGTGTCAGCCACCAGCGACGAGGACGCCAGTTCTGCCCGATCAGCCGCGTCTTTCGCATCTTGAGCGTAACCGTTTGCCGCCACAATCTCCGCGACCGTCACGCCAGGAACAAGGTTCCCGTCAGCATCCACGACCAGGACCGTCCCTTCCGGGCCGCGCTCAATCAGAAGCCCGGTTTCGCCCAGGGGGACCAGGATGGCGCGGTCGATATCCCGCTGCATTTCCTGCATCATCATGGTCTGAAGGTCTTCTTCCTCGTTCACCGTTTCCGCCAGGAAGTCGCCCGATTGCTGGAAATCCGCCAGGCGCTTGATAGGCGTGTCGCCATAGATCACCACCATGTCACCGACCGATGTGGTCAGGCTGTTCAGGCTAATCGTCCCGCCGTTTGGATTGTTCAGCCCGGCGATCCCAAAATCGGCCGGAAATGAGAGAGCCACTTGAGCGCCGCCAGATGCCGGAACGTAAGTCGCTGAAACCTGATCCCCAGTGAAGGCCAGGAAGTCGAAGTCAAAGTCGACCTGGCCGTCAACCGTGGCCGTCACGATGATCAGACGATCATTTTCATTTACTGGAATGTTAGCCATTAGTTGTCACCTTTTAGAATGTTTGCGCGTTCAAGTTGCCGCATGTAAGAAAGCCGCTGAAGATCAGGGTTTTCACGCATCATAATCGCCTTAGCGCGATCCCGGAAAGTATTTACCGCGTCGCGCACCACTTCAGCTTTCATGCCGTCCGGCCCATCAGAGAGCCGCTTGAAGCCA